GCCGTCGACGCCGTATCTCATCGATTGCGACGTGCTGTCCACGGATTTCAGCTCGATTCTCTTTGATGGCTATGTGCTCGGAAAGCCGAGCGTGCTGACAGCGAATGCGAACGATGGATATCTGAAAACACGCGGAATGTATTGGGATTACCCGTACCAGTACGGCTCGCGTTTCGTGTCAGTTCGCGGAAACGAGAAGGCGTTCCTCGAACAGATGCGCGGCGCATGTGCGACTGGCATGAGGAAAGCTGAGCGCGAGTGCCTGCGAAACGTCGCAAGTGCATGTGACGGGCATTCCACCGAGCGCGTCATCGAGCTGGTAAGGAGCCTGCTTTGAAACTGCTCATAGCGGTCCCGTACATCACGAAGGAACACGAACCGCCATGCAAGCATTCAATCGACGCGCTAGACAAGTGCGGAATGAGCTGGAAATACCATGTGCGCACAGGATACGGCGTGGACATGCAGCGCAACAGGATAGGCGCGAAGGCGGTTTCCGAAGGCTTCGACTGGCTTCTGCTAGTTGACGGTGACGTGCTGTTGCCGAAAGACGCGCTTGAGAACCTGCTAGAACACGATGCCGACGTGTGCATGGGATGGTATCTGAACAGGCACGCAAAGGGCGGTTCGATGCGCACGTGTTTGTACGGAATCGGTCATGGATGGAACTACTACGAATCGCAGAGCCTGCGAGACATGCGCGACGAGGGAAGGTACACGCTGCTCGTGAAAGGCGGTGGTCTAGGTTGCTGCCTTATCCGCGTCAGCTTGCTCGAATCGCTCAAGTTCCCGTGGTTCGAATGGAAAGACGTTAGATACGACAGGAACACGGGAAAAGTCGAATCTCGCGGAGAGGACATAGATTTCTGCATCAAGTGCGAGCAGGCTGGCGTTCCGATCTATGCGGATACCCGCGTCGAATGCGGTCATCTCGGCTAGTACGAAAAACGCACGTTTAACGAACTTGGAATCAAGCGCCTACGGGCGCTTTTTTCATGCCCGCCGACGGGTGGGCGACCTACTCACCGCACGGGAGGGATACCGTGCGCCGATTACGCGCTAGGGCGCGGGAAAGGACGAAATATGTCCGATAGCACGAACACCTCGCAAGAGGGAACTACCGAGCCGCAAGGCGAGGGAAGGAACGAGAGCCAATCCGCGGATGGTTCTCAGTTCACCCAGGAGGAATTCAATCGCCTGGTGGCACGAGAGAAGCGCGAACTTAGGGCGAAGTACGCCGATTACGACGATTTGAAAGCGAAAGCCGCGCAGCTCGACGCCATCGAAGAGGCGAAGAAGTCCGAACTGGAAAAGGCGCAGGAAGAGCGCGACGGGTGGAAAGCCAAGTACGAAGAGCTGAACGCGAAAGTCGAGAGGCGCGATGCCATCGACAAGGCGGCGGCAGAGTACAAGGTTGACGCCGTGATGCTCTCGAAAATGGCGGGCGACGTGGAAGAGAACGCCAAGTTCCTCGCAGAACGCGCCGACAACGCGCCTAAGTACCCAACCGTGAGCGACGAGGGAGAGCGTGCTGCGTCTTCAATCGCAGACTTAGAAACGCGTATCGCATCAGAAAAGGATCCCGCGAAGCGCGTGCAGTTACGTGCAGAACTCATCGCACAGACCAGAAAGTAGGAAATCATGGCAGCACATGACAACATCATCAACAAGGCGGCAGTCGTTGCCGCGCTCGACCAGGAGTTCGTTGCAAACTTCAGTGGTGAGTATGAGCGTTTCGCCGAAATTCTCGGCCTGTTTCCCGTTCAGGTTCTTCCTGCTGGCACTACGCTCTACAAGTACAGCATCAGCGGCTCGTTGCTGAACACTACGACCACCGACGGCTCGTCGGGTTCCGCGTACGTCGAAGGCGACTTCATCGCGCGCTCGAAGTATACGCTCACGAAGTCTAGCGTCGGTTCCATGGAGTTCAAGCCGTACGCTAAGGAATCGACTGGCCAGGCAATCCAGAAGGGTGCGGTCAACAACGCCATCTTGCGTACCGACAAGCAGATGGGCAAGGACATTCGTGGTGCAATTCTTGTTGATTTCTTCACTGCATTGTCCACGAACGCCTCCAGCACCGCATCAGGTGTCGGCCTCCAGGCTGCTATTGCCCAGGCTGCTGCAAAGTTGAGCGACACGATGGAAACACGAAACGACGAACCTGGTCGCGTCGTGTACTTCGTGAACCCGTACGACATTGCCGACTATCTCGCCAATGCGAACGTGACCGTCCAGAACGTGTTCGGTATGCGTTACCTTCAGAGCTTCCTCGGCGTAGAGGATATCCTCATCACTAATAAGGTCAGCTCAGGAACCATCATTGCGACTCCTGTTGACAATATTCATGTCTATGGCATGGACTTCTCCACGCTTGATGACTCTGGTCTCTCGTACGAGACCGACGAGCTTGGACTTGTCGGCGTTCATCATGCAGCGAGCTACGACCGCGCCTCCGTCACGACTTACGCTCTGCGCGGCGCGACGTTCCTGCCCGAGATCACTGACTACATCGTGAAGGCCACCATCAGCGAGGCCACGACCACGACCACGCACTAATCGAAGGAGGGCGCATGATTGTCGAAGCGAAGGTTAAGAAGTCGTTCAAGCACACGAACACGGGCCTCGTATGGTTCGAGGGCGACACGTTCAAGGGCAACGACGAAGCTGCGGCTCAACTTGCCGAGATGGGCTATCTGGACTTCGGCGGCCATGCGCCTACGAAGACCGCGTTGCCCGCGCTTTCCACGCTCACCGTCCGCGAACTGAGGGCGATGTGCGAGAAGGAAGGCATCGAGGTACCAGATAAGGCGAAGAAAGCCGAAATTATCGCCGCTATCGAAGCGACTAGGAGGTAGCTATGACGGCATACGCAGACAGCACGGCGTACCGCCTTGTCTATGACACGTCGGCGACGAACGACCGTCTGTCGGCGTATCTCGAAAAGGCGTCACGCAAAATCGACGCGGCGCTCGCATCACGTGGGCGCTCCGTCCCTAGGATACGCTCAGAGGAACTGTCAGCCGCTCTGTCGGACGTATGCATCGATATGGTGCATAGAGTGCTCGGAGCATCTGGCGACGCCGAGATAGGCATACCAGACGGCGTAACGTCGTACTCGCAGACGCAGGGCGGTTTCCAGGAATCGTTCGCGTGGGCGCAACCGTATACGGACATGCGCATACGCGATGACGAGCTGGACATGCTGCTGTTAATGCTCGGAGCCGACACATCAGGATACGGATTGGCGCGTTTCGGCGGTGATTCGGAATGAGAGGCGTGGACGTTAGCGTTCGCTCGCCGGTTTCTGGTCAGAAAGACGCGCTCGGAAACCCAACGGTGACGTGGGACAAGCCGCGCACTGTTTCGAACGTGCTCGTATCCGCTGGCTCCGCGTCGGATTCGAAGGACACGAACCGTCCAGACGGCGTAATCGTCACGTATACGTGCGTATGGCCGAAATCTGACAGCTCGTCGCTCAGAGGTTGCCAGGTGCAGGTTCCAGGCGATTCTGCCTGGTACAGCGTCATAGGCGACCCGAAGGCTACGCCAGACGGGCAGATGGCGCGTCGGTTCCGCGACAGAAACAGGGTTGTGGAGGTGACACGCGACGATGGCTAGCTTTGCGACCATGCGGCTTGAGAACTTCGAGCTGAGCGATTCTGCCGTCAAAGAGATCATGCAATCGGACGAAGTTGCCGCGATTCTGAACGAGTACGGCGCATCAATCGAGGCGTCGTTATGGGCTGAGAACCGCGGAGAATTCCGCTCATTTCCTTCAGACCGCGGCAACAGGCGGCGCAATTTCGTTGTCACATACGACCGCCACGCGAAGCGCACGGCGAACGTGGACCCTGGCATTTTCAGCAGGTTCGTATAGGAGGCGCAGATGAACATCCTAATCGAGACAATCGCCTACCTTGATGACAGGCTGAACGTTCCAGTATCGGCAGATGTTCCAGCGCAGCGTCCAGACGCTTTCGTGACCGTCAGCCGTGACGGCGGCGGTAAGACGAAGGTGGACGATCGCGCAACCATCACCGTGCAAGTGTGGGACTCCGACAGGCTCGCGCTCGAAACGCTGAACGATGCGGTATGCGATGCGCTGCTCGACATGCCGAACGCGGTAAACGGCGTATTCAAAGTATCAATCGAGACGAACAGCTATTACCCGTTGCAAGTAGGCGGGAACTTCCCGCGCTACGTGATATCGGCATACGTGTATTCGGGCAGATAGCGGCATCAAACAATCAGAAAAAAGGAGGTAGCAGATGGCTGCACCTAATTCTTCCAATGTCAGCGCCATGAAGCCGCTGTCCACTGGCGGCGTGCTCGTGGCACCGTACGGCTCGACTCTTCCCGCTGAGGAAACGCCTAGCGGGTCCGTGTCAATCGACTCGGCATTCACCGCGCTCGGTTACATGGACCAGGACGCCAACGTTTCCGTGTCAGAGGAAGTGTCCAGCAATGACCAGAACGCCTGGGGCGGTGACTTAGTGCTCACCGTGACTAGCACGCGCACCGAATCGTTCAGCTTCAAGGCAATCGAGCAGAACGTGACCGCGTGGAAGCTGCGCTACGGTCAAGACAACGTGAGCGGCACGAACGCGAACGCCTACATCAAGCACGACGGCGCGTCGTTCGAAGAGTACGTGAGCGTCATCATCGCCGAGAAGCTTGGCGATGGGCGTGTCCACCTAACCGTGTTCCCGAAGGGCGTTCTCAGCTCGACGGATGCAATCGACCACTCCGATTCGAGCGGCTACGGGTACGGCATGACGTTCAAGGCGCTCGCGTACAACGGCTCCAAAACGAGCTACGAGCTGTACTACACGCCTGACAGCATTACGACCACGACCACGACAACGACCACAGCTTAACTAGGAGATGGGCATGGGCGAGAAGAACACCGTGAAGGTCAATGGCGTAGAAGCGCCGTACGACAAGGCGAAACTCGGCGATATGCGCTTTGTCATGATGCTCGGCGAGCTGAACGATGATACGCTAGACGATGCCGAGAAGATGCCAGTGCTGCCGCGCATCATGCGGTTCATCTTTGGCGGCGAACGCTACCGCATCCAGGACGAGATCGCGGATGCGAACGGCGGCGTGCTCGATATCGCCGTGTTCACGGAATGGCTCGCCGCCTATTTCGAAGCGGTGAACGCAAAAAACTGACGTTGCTCGCCCGCCTGATGCGAGTGTATCCGGGCGAGCTTCGCGCTGATTTCCAGCAGTATTACAACTTGAACATCGACGGCATGGGACGCGATTACACCGTATTCCATGCCGCCGAGCTGTCGGCGTACCTGCCGCAAGATTCACGCTGCTTCAAAGCGATACATCCCATTAACGAGTGGACGCTAGAAAAGCAGCTACTCGCGCTCATCGAATACCGCCTGCACTGGTGGTGCTGGGCGCATACCGAAGATGGGCAGAACAAGCGGAATTACCCGAAGTGCCTCATCCCGAATTCTGAGCAAGAGCGGAAAGCTACGAGCAGTGATGCCGTGCAGATGCCAGTGGACGAGATGATGCATTTCATCGACAACTTGATAGGAGGCGAGGATGGCTAGCGAATTAGCTACAGCGTATCTTTCGCTTGCTCCTAAGCTTGAGAGCGGGTTTGGCAGCAACGTCAAGTCGCAGCTTTCGAGCGAAATAGACGGAAAATCAATCGGCGAGGACGCCGGACTGTCTTTCAACAGCGGCTTATCTGGCGCTTTGTCGAAGTTTGCGGTTCCAGCGGCAATCGGAGCCGCGTTGCTTGCAGTAGGAAAAATCGGATTCGATGCGTTCGAGAGCGTAGAAGCAGGCACGAACAACGTCATCAAGGCGACGGGCGCTACTGGCGAAGCCGCGAAGGAGCTAGAAGGCGTATACAAGGACGTTGCATCGAGCGTTGTTGGAGATTTCGGCGATATTGGCTCTGCTGTTGGCGAGCTGAACACGCGTCTCGGCATCAACGGCGACGAGCTAGAGGCGGCGTCAGAAGCCGCCATGAAGTACGCCAAAGTCAACGGAGTGGACGCGACTACCGCCATCCAGGACGTTACGCGCATGATGAACAATGCAGGTATCAGCGCGGACGAGTACGGCAGCGTGCTAGACAAGATGACCGTAGCGGCGCAGCAATCGGGCATCGACGTGTCTAAACTCGCCACGACCGTAACGGCTAACGCGGCATCGTTCCGCGAGCTGGGATACAGCACGGACGAGTCAATCGCCATGCTCGCGCAGTTTGAGAAAGCTGGCGTCGACACGTCCACCGTCCTCGCCGCTATGAAGAAGGGCGTTGCTAACTGGACGAAAGAGGGCAAGTCGGCGAAAGAGGGTTTTGACGAGTTCCTTACAGGCGTTGCTGACGGCTCGATAACAGCGCAAGACGCAATCGAGATGTTCGGGTCGCGTGCAGGCGTTGCGATGTACGATGCTGCATCGCGTGGCCAGCTTGATTTCGAGCAGATGTACTCCGCGATAACTGACGGCAGCGAGGGTGCGCTAGACCAGGTATACAACGACACGCTAACTGCGTCCGAGAAGATTGACCTCGCGATGCAGAACATCACGATGACGGCAGCGGAGCTGTTCGCGCCAATCGCCGAGGGCATATCTGCCGCCTTCGACGCCATAATCCCTGTCATTCAGTCGGTCAGGGAAGCCGTCGAGCAGTTCATGACAGGGCTGACCGAGACAATCGACTTCGAAGGTCTTGCAGCAGCCTTAGCGCCGATTGGCGAAGCGTTCGCCAACGTGTTCGGAGCCGGACCGCAAGGTGACGCGCAGAACTTCGGCACTATCGTCGGAAACGTTATCAACGGCATCATATTGCCTGCCATCCAGGCGCTATCGCCTGTTATCGAAACGCTCGTATCCGTGATGAACGAGGTTTCGTCCACTGTCGGCGAGATCGTGCAAGCCATCGGCACGGTGGTGAGCGATGTGTTCAACGCCATTGGTGAAGTGGTCAACGAGGTAATGAGCGCGATATTCGGCGATACGATGGACACATGGCCGTCAATCGGCGAAACCGTCAAGAACGTCATGAACGCCATAAAGTCCGTCGTAGGCCCGATATGGCAGGGAATCAAGTCGACGGTTTCCTCCGTTTTCAACGCCATCAGGTCGGCGGCCCAGACCGTATGGCCTGCCGTGAAGTCAATCGTCACGGGAGCGGTGGACGGCATAAAGACGGTCATTAACGGCATTTCTGCCGTCGTAGGCGGCGTGGTGGACACGTTCAACCGCATAAAGGAGGCGATTTGCAACCCGCTCGAAACTGCAAAGGGAATCGTGCAGGACGCCATCAACTTCATCAGCAATATCATCTGCGGCGCACGCCTCGAACTGCCGCATTTCGCGTTGCCGCATTTCATTATCGACGGCGGCGAGATTCCCTGGGGCATCGGAGGTCAAGGTCGAAAGCCGACCATTGATGTCAGATGGTATGCGCAGGGCGGCATCGTGGACGGCGCAACGCTCGTGGGCGCTGGCGAAGCTGGACCAGAAGCGATCATCCCGCTTAGCGGCGATTACATGCGCCCGTTCGCACGCACAATCGCGGAAGAGATGGGCGGCGCTGGCGGCGTGACGGTCTATCTCAACTACACGGACGGCGCTGACGCGAAGCAGATGGCGTGGGATATCGCGCACGAGGTCAGGCGGCTAGAGTTGGCAGGAGCGTTCTAATGGCTAAGGCTTACAAGGGAACGAAAATCACGGGAACGTCCACGACTGCGAAGGTGTTCGCAGGCAGCGGCGTGAAGAGCGCGAACGTCGGCGACACGTACCTCAACACCGACAAAGGGCATAACTACAAGTGCACCACGGCAGGCGATGCCGCTCACGCGAAATGGAAGTACACGAGCACCAGCATCATAAAGAAGCCGATTGTTCCTGTAAAGTCGCTCACGCTCACGCGAAACTCGGGCGGCAGCCGCGTGCTCACGGGAACGTGGAAAGTCCAGGACGCCATGGTTTCGAAAACACGCGGCGACAGGGCTACTGGTTTGCGTTTCAGGTGGTACTTCGACACGTCCGTGAAGGGCAAGAAGAACATCATCGACAAGGAGAGCACGGGAAACGAGAAGGCTACGACGAGAGCCGAGAACCTTGCAGGCTTCGTGGCGAACGGCGGCAAGAAGAACGTCAGCTACAACCGCCAATCGTTCTACCCGTATGCCGGGAAACCGAAGCTGCTCTCCGTGACGCTGGCGGTGGACCCGTACAACACGAAGGGCGATGGATCGTGGAAGAGCGTCGCGCAATCGAAAACGTACACGTTCGGAGAACCGCGCAAGCCTGCCATCTCAAACCCGTCGTTCAACACGGAGAACGGCACTGTCAGCGCGACGATTGACACGGACCCTGGCGAGGATGCGAGAGAGCGCCTGTGGACACGCTACGAGGTCGTAGTTACCGACTTGTCGAAGAGCGGCTCACAGCGCGTGCGGGTCACTTCGAGCGGCACGAGCACGTCCACTTCGTTCAATCTGTCATATGACGCCACGAACTACCAGAGTCTCACATCCGACCAGTACATACAGGTAGAGTTCCGCGCACGCGCAGAGGGATTCGCCGGTGATTCGGGCTGGGCGACCAGGACGTACTTCGTCAGTTTCCCGAAGCCCGTCAGCATCCTCACGTCGGATGCGTCGCACGTCACCGCAACATCACGCGATTCGAGCGGCAAGGTGGTAGTCCCTATCAGCGTGAGCAGGCCAGAGGGCTTTCCCGTCGATACTGTCAAATTGCAGCAGCTCGTCAACGTGACGTATGCTAGTCCGTCCACCATCCCTGGCGATGCGGCGTGGACGGATACGGGCGCTACGGACGATGGCGATTGCACGGCGCTAGTCGGTTCCGTCGCGGAGATGCTGCCCGATGCTGGCAAGCACTCGTGGGTGCGCGTCAAGGCGTGGCACGCGAACGAGGCGGCGCTGTTCAGCTATTCCAACATCGTTGAGGTCCCGCTGTTCACGCCTGCTGCGAGCGCGGCAGACAACGTGTGCTCGATTACGAAGAAAACGCCCGGCGATGACGGCGAGAGCATAGAATGCGTCGTGGCGTGGGACTTGAAAAGCTATTCGGGCGATGAAGACACGACGGGCATAGAGCTTTCATGGTCTGACTACGAGAACGCCTGGAAGTCCACGGAATCGCCGAAGGTCCACGAGTTCGAATGGCATGACGCTTCGGTAGACCCAAGCGCATCGTCTTTGTGGAACAAGAGCGCAACAATCACAATACGCGGCTTGTCGGAGGGCGTGACGTACTATATCCGCGCACGCTGCTACACGGATGACGAGAACGGCGTTAGATCGTATGGCGAATACTGCAACGTTGCATCGTGCCAGACCGCATCGACGCCTCCGAGCGTCGTTCTCTCGGCACCCGCTGCGGTAGCGGAAGGCGACGGCATACCGTTCACGTGGATTTTCTCGTCCACTTCTCCGCAGAAGTCGTGGCAGTTGTTCAGGCGGCGCTACGTCAAGACAACTGACGCAGCCATCGTCACGGGCAAGACGTACTACACGCTTTCCAACGGCGTCTACACGGCGGTTGCGAACCCGTCCGCAGGTTCGCTCTCGTCGTACTACGAGGCGTTTGACGATGTTCTCGCTGGCGGCAACGGCGAGACGGGCGCATACGTGCTCGATTCCGCACGTGTTGCCAAGTTCGCATCGGGCGGCTCGCTTACGTGCCAAGTGCGTTGCTCAACGGGCGGCGAGTTCGTGGAGAGTTCGGCTGTCGCGGTGAACATCGCCGCGTACCCGACGCTTGCCGTGAGCGCGTCCACTTTGACCGCGCAGCCGTTCGCATTCGGCATCACGAGCAGCGTTCCGTCTGTCTCGCTCGCATACGTCGTTTCGGCGGCGGATAGCGGCGTCACTGGATGCCCTGAGACGCTGCGAGAGACGCAAC